ACTTGTTCTCGTTCATTAGCTTCTGTTCCTCCGTGTACATAGAAAATAGGTCGGTCACCTGCCTTTTCTTTTATTAACTGATATAATAGTTTACCGTGCTTTTCTACGTATTGAAACAAACATAAAGTATTGCCGTGTAAATTAGTGGCCAAGTTCTTAATGTATTTATTCCTTTTTTCATTTGAAACTAAAAAATTTATCTCTTCCTGATAAGATTTATTTTTTAAAAACTCTCTTTGTTGTTTGCTATATTGTAAAACCAAACAGAAAATTTTGAGTTTGGCTAGTTGTTCTTTGTCTTGGAGTTCTGTAGTAGATACAACTTTATTAACAGCACCAAAAAGTCCTTCTAAAACAAGCTTATGTGTCTTACTATCGTCTAAAGTTCCTGTACAACCAACCTTATATGGGCATTGTACCAACTTTGTACATATCTTGGTAAGTGAAATTGCCTTAAATAAATGTGCTTCGTCACCAACTATCATACCAAATTGTTTAAACCACGTCTTTGGAAGATTATATATTGATTGCCAAGTAGATACTATTACTTTTTTATCAGTATCTTTACTATGGCCTTCATATATTCTATGCATATTTTTTTCATTATCCCAACCATAATCTTTAAAATCTTTATATAGTTGTTCTACCAATGATGTGGTAGGTACTATAATTAATATCTTCTTATCTTTTAATCTTAATAAATTAAATCTTACTAATAGATAAACAATAAGTGACTTACCACTAGCAGTTGGTGATAATAATAAACAACGTTTTTTCTTTATAGCGTGGATAAATGCTTCTTTTTGATAATCTCTTACCTCTAATGGTATCTTTAATGCTTCAATGAATTCAGGAAGACATAAAGTATTTACTTTAGTATCTTCTATCTTGGTGCCATCAACAACTTCTATATTGTTTTCTTTGCACCAATTTAAAATATAAGGATAAAGACCAACGTATATCTGTCCAGTTGCATATGAAAATAATCTTATCTTGCCGTCCCATACTCTCTTACGAAATTGAGGCATAAATCTAAAACCAGGTACTTGAAAAGTAAAATGTTCTCCAAGTTCTCGTCTGATAGATTCGTCTGCTTCTATCTTTAAGTAAACATCATCTTTTTTATCTATGATTAAATATCTTATAGGATTCATTATAAAATTTCATTGTTAATATGCAAACAATCTTTCAGCAATAAAATCTTGTTCAAGCATATAAGTAGAAAAATTATACATCAAAGCAGCAACAGGTGTATCTCTTCCTTGCAATTTAAAATTTCTAAAACCATAATTATAAACTCTTTTAAATTCTCCTCTTGAAAGAACAGTGTTCCTTAATTCTGGTTTTAATACTCTAGGGCATACAGTTTTAGGATGGTCAGGATGATGAACTAAATCTACGTTGCTAAAATTAAACATTCCGTGCCAACCATCAAGTTGTGCTTGTGCAATTTCATCATAATGGGTATTTCTTATCTGACAATTCCAAGTACATCTTTCATTTATAAGATTAATATACTTATCAACCTTTCCTGAGTCAGCTATTTTTTTCAACAAGTTAAGATTAAGATTATCGTCAGGATGGAGATAAACCAAATCATATCTGTCAAATAAACTATCGTAATATTCAAAAGTTCTTCTCTTTGGCATTTCAGTTGTATGTTTAACAATAGAAGCTTTTTGTTTTAAATTAGGATATTTCTTTCTTATATAATCCGAAAGCATATCACTAGCAACAGTAACAGCATTGTCTTTATATATTTGTCTTCCTAATAAATCTAGTAAATAATTTGAGCTAGGGTCGTCAAGATGTTCTTCTTTAAGTAGATGATTTGAAAAAGTAAAAGTACAACCTACACCTCTACGGTTATACTCCCAAATTATATTCTCTGGTGTCCAACCGTTATGAGCCCAAGTCTGAGCCAACTGTGTCATAGTAGTTCTTCCACCAGTCCATCTAACACCATAACAACCAAATACAGATTTAATTGGTAATTGACAATCGTGTTTTTTCTTGAAAGTATCCATAATTTTAAAAATATGTTGGTCGTGAATAAACAATGCTCCGACATCAAACACTGCTTCTGGAGTATCTTTATTTAATATATCTTTTCCGTGTGGAATTCTATTAGCTTTAATTTTTCTTTCTAATTTAAATACTGTCATTAAATAGCTCCTGATATAAATTTCTTCCAATCAATAGCGTTCTTTATTGTAAATGTTCTATTGGATATTTGTCTAACCGTTCTATCTAAAAAGTCAACTACAGTATTAAGATAGTCCGATTTTTGTTTGAGTTTAATAATGTCTTCGTCTGAATCAATATACTTGTCAACATCTTGTCTTAATATTTTTAAGTTAAAAGGTTTTTCAGCGTAAACACTAGGGTCTGCTTTACCTGTATAGTATTCCCATTTCTGTTTTTTAATTATATGAAATTCACTTTCATTTCGGCTCAACATTAATTTAAACTTTGTTAAAAGTTTCATATATTTGTTATGTATTTGAGGTGTTTTGATTGATTCTAAATCAAGTTCACTATCGTTAATTTTTAAGTCTTTGTCAACTAATTCTTGGATTTCTTCTAGATTCATATTAATAATATATCATACTATAATGAAAAAGTAAAGTCTAATTACGAGGTTATAACAGTAGTTTGTCCACTTCCTGTTGCAAATTCATATATTTTGTATTGCATTGTTACAGTTGCTGTTAAATATTGAACGTCTGTAGCTCCTGTGTCATATTGTAAACCAGACAATCCTGTTGGAAATACGTCTGAAAATCTAACTTCAATATTTGAAGTGTTTTTGCTTGTTAAAATGTTAAGTGTTGCGTCTGAATAGACACCACCAGTATCAGTTGCTTTGTATCTAACTCTACCTGCGTCTGTTTCTTGATTCGCACCAGTAGATGTTGGAAATCTGTCTGTGCCACCACGTAATAGGTCTCTAAATTCTTTTCTATCACTAGGAAAACCTAAACCAACTAACCAACCGTGTATCTCTCTATAGTTTTCTAAATTTTCATCAACTAAAAAATCCATTGTAAGTGGACTATAAGTTAACTTATCTCCAGGTACAGGTATATCTTTTAATGGTGTTAGTTGTTCCAAAACACCTAAAGAAATTCCAGGCAAATTTACAGCAGTACAAAAGAATTCTACTTTTGGAAGTTTTGTAATATTAAACTTAAACTGCGTTGGACTTGCATAATCAAATTTAGAAGGTTGTCTATCTATTGCTTTTTTAGTACTCATACTACTATTTATATGAGCTCCAGGCCAAAAAAAAGGGTGCCTAAAAAGACACCCTTTAAATCTGTTTGTTCTAAATGAACAACCAATATATTACATCAAGTTCGCAACTTGAACCCTTTGGTAATATCTGTTAGCGTTTGCACTTCCAGCGTCATTTACTGCTGTAGCAGCACCTGATTGAGCACCAGTTTCAGCGAACGGATTAGCAACTAGGCCATATCTCGTCTTGAAACCAATTTTCGGTTGGAAAGTATCTTGACCAACAGCACGTACCATTTGTAAAGGTACATATGGGCAATAAAATAAGCCTGCGTCATATGGTGAAGTACCTTTATATCCAACAACGTAATACTGTTTAGCAGTACTATTTGCTGAGTAAGGATCAATATAAACTTTGAATCTACCGTTAAGAACACCAGCAAATGTATTGCCTGTGTCATCAACATTTAGGTTATTATTCAAAGCTGGAGTATAATCTAATACGCCTGCCATTTGAAGAGCCGAAGCTACGTCAGATGAACAAACAATTAAATTACCTTTTCCTCTACGAGTTCTTTGAGCGATTCTATTTGCGTCACGTTCCAATTGGAACATTAAGCCTTTAAATCTTTCAACAGACCATCTCCCATTTGAGTCTGTATCTAAATCAAAGATACCTGCAGTTGTTACGTTACCAGTTTGAGCACCAACTTCTGCATTTATGTAAATAGTTCTTACAACTTCTCGGTTAATTTCTGCTAAAATTTCAGCAGATAAGATGTTTGCAAGTTCTGTTTCAGCGTCTAAACCGTGGATTGCTTTTAAATCTTGAGCAAGTTCCATAGTGTACTCCGCTTTCAGAGCACGTGATTTAGCAGTTACAGTTGATTTCTCAATTGAAAATGCCATTTCAGCAAAAGCGTTTCCGCTTGCGTCTCCAAGTGCTTCAGCAGCAGCTGTTGTCATTGCAGTACCTTTTGTGTAGGTACCTGGTGAACCATCATTTAGTACTGATGGATTTGCGCCAGCTTGTTCAGTCGTTGAATACCCGCCTGTTGCCGATCCAGCAGCATTTCTGCCTGAAAAATCGGAATCAGCTTCGTCAAAGAATGATTCTCCGCCAGCTTGTGAAGTATATCTACTTCTCATAGCGAAAATAAGTCCTGTTGGACCTGTCATTGGTTGTAC